GATGGACCTGATGGACCTGATGGACCACTCACTCCACCGCCACCCCCACCAGTTGATGTGAATGCAACGTTTGTATATCCAGGATTACCTGTGTTTGGAGTTACTGAAACGGTGACTGTATCAGTATTAATAAAATTGAGAAATTTCGTAAACTCAATAGATGAGCCATTTGCTGCAACGTTGAGATTTGATCCAACTTGCGCAGTATCTAGAAAACTTCCATCAGGAAATAAAATTCCTTTTGTATTAATTGTAAGTAGATTAGACATTGATTACTCTAAATTACAATCCACCGACATCAACTTGTAGAAAAACTGGAGCTGTTTGAATTGTGGTGCCTGTCGCTGAATTATTCGCGCAAATGATTATATCAAATGAAGAACTTTTAGTTCCATTCGAATTTATAAATAAAGAATATTCAACACCTGAACTTAATCTTGTGCGAGTACCATCAACTGGTCCGCTGCCACTTTCTAAATTATCTCCGCCAAAATTTGCAACATAAACATCATAATCAGAATTTGTTCCTGTTAGCAACCAATCAGCACTTGATGTTCTTACAGTTCCTGATATTGATGTTGATTCAAAGGTTTGAATTTTTCCGTTTGCAAAAATATTAACTCTGGCTTGAGCATTACCACCACTCCCAGCATCTGTAGGATCAGTGGTGAAAACTGAATATCCAATTGTTGCATCTAATTCTACGCCAGGATGAACTTTTTGCCATGCTGTGCCAGTCCAAACATGGACATTAGCCTGAGAGCCATTTTGCCAAGTGGTGCCATCCCAAACTTTGATTTGAGACGCCATTTTCCATTCTGTGCTGTCCCAGATTTTAAGAGCCATTTTGCACCTTAATTAAAATTGAATCCAGATGTCACCCTTTTGATTTCCAGAGGCAGGTGCAGTGGCAGAGATGTATACGTTGGCGCTATCATAAGTTGCTGTTGCATGTTTCCATGCATTTGCACTTAAGAGACCACCAATTACTGAGAATGTTACATTTGCATTTCCAGCAGCATCACCACCACCGTCTAATACATTCACTTGAATTGTTGATGTATTATTAAAGTTAAGTTGTTTTGCTGATAATGTGGATCCAAGATTTGCGGAAACACGAACTGTATTTGCTGATGTGTTTGCTTGAGCATATGCACCATTGGCTTGTCCATATGCACCATTGGCTGTATTGCGAGCAGTATTTGCCTGATCTCTAGCAGTATTGGCTTGATCTCTAGCAGCAGTTGCTTGAGTGCTTCCAGTATTTGCTTGACCATAAGCATCATTGGCTGTGGTTCGAGCAGTATTGGCTTGATCACGCGCTGTGTTGGCTTGACTGTAAGAATCGTTTGCAGTAGTGCGAGCAGTATTGGCTTGATTATATGCAGTATTCGCTTGGTCATAGGAAGTGTTGGCTTGAGCATAAACAATGTTCGCATGAGCGTATGCGCCGTTAGCCTGACCATAGGCACCATTTGCTCGATCATATGAACTGTTGGCTTGTCCATATGCAATATTCGCTGTATCACGTGCAGTATTCGCTTGATCGCGTGCCGTGTTTGCTTGTGTACGTGCCGTATTTGCTTGATCTCGGGCGGTGTTTGCTTGATCATATGGAGCACCGCCACCAGCAGTATTTGCGGCTTCATAGGCAGCGTTCGCAGTATTACGAGCAGTGTTTGCTTGATCATACGCATCACTAGGACTTGCAAAACTCGTTTGAAGAGAAATATTTGCATTTCCGTCTAATGCATCAGTGACACTCACAAGAATACTTGAAGTGTTGATGAAATTTAATTTTTTACTGGTTAAAGTAGAACCACTATTTGCAGAAATACTAGCAGTTTCAGAGGCAGTATTTGCGGTATCACGCGCAGTGTTCGCTTGATCTCTGGCAGTATTTGCAATATCATATGCAGCGTTTGCCTGATTTCGCGCAAGGTTAGCCTGATTCGTTACATTTAATCCAGCTGTTGTGATGAATGATGTTGAATTTACTGCAGTTGTTGCATTTATCACTGCAGCATTAATACCTGTTGTAACAGTTAATCTGTTGATGGTCGCATTACCGCTAATTGAAGCGTCATTCGCAACAGAAAAAACAGTACCACCACCGTCTTTTTGAACACTTAAAACGCCATTTGCGATCGCATAATTACCGCCATCTTTGACATAATTTGTATTTCGTAAAGTGTTACGATCTGCAATCAAATCATTTGTAGCGACTCGCCACTCATCAAAGGTGTTGGTTACGACAACTGTTGAAATATTTGCATTAGCCATTACGGACCTCTAGTCTCAAGTATCTGAAGTATTTTATTCAGATTACCTTTTATTTCGTTTACATCATTTTCTAGTTTATTTATCGCCTCGTCGACTTGTTTTTCTCGACGCATTTTTTGTTTATATAGAAGATCTTTATTTAATACATTTTTGTCAACATTCAAGATTGCCATTGTTTGCGAATCTCGAACAAGATCACTTCTATCTTTAACTTTAATTTTCATATTATCCTGATGGTGTTGCAATTGCTCTAAAGTTTAGAACTGTTGGAACAACAGTTGGATCTGCAGCGGACATCACAATCTTAATAGCATAGTATTTAAACGTACCACCAAGAGGATATACAACGCCATTCTCAACATATGAAAGAACGTTTTTCTCAAGATTTGGTCTAAATTCGAGTTCAATAACCTCGCTCTGATCTGCAGAATAGGTATCAAGAACCTTATTCATCAACTTCCACTTCTTCAACTCGAAGTTTTCAGGATCTGATGCTGATTTAACTTTGTAATAGACGTGAACATTAGTTCCACGTGGACGATTGACGTCAATATAAACACGAAGATCACCTGCATCAAATCCGTCAGCAAGACTAATCTGTTTCGTGATATAGCGAGCCTTCATATTACCGCCAGAAGATCCTGTTTCACCAGCAATCACAGCGGTTGCATTTGATGATGCTACAGCCTCTGAGAAAGTAATCGTTGGAGTTGTAATATATCCAGAACCTGAATTGTCAACAATAATTGTGCTAACACCATTGCTAGATAGAGCAGAAACATATGCATTTGCTTGAATGCCATCTGCTAAATCTGGAGCAGAAATTGTAACTGTAATGTCACCAGCGTCAGTATGCGTTCCAACAGAAGTAATGCTAATATCAGTATTTGAAATACTTCCATCATTGATATCGTTTTCATAAGCAACAGCACTGATGCGCTCAATGTTTACAATTGGCGATACGTCTGCGTCTGTCGTATTTAAATCAACACCAGCAATAAATGATCCTGTATCACCCTCTATAATTCGACGACGGCGATTTGATGTTGCGGTTGATGTCAACAAATCAGCACCAAAACTATATCGTGAATTGACAGGAATATAGGTGAACTGAGCATCTTGTACGTTAGAAACGTTGTTCGATTTAAACTTAAAGTTTGCAACTGTTGGTTTCTTTGTTAACAGTGTTGTGTGCATCAAAATAGAATCAATATTCACATTGGCAAATTGATTTTGTGGTTTAAACAATACCGTGCCACCAGTATTTGGCGTAAAGACACACTTCTTAATGCGGAACATCAAATCTTGATTTTGAATTGGTGTCCACGTTGATGAGTTTTGTGATTTAAACAATGAGCCAAGATATGGCTGCTGAGAAACACGACGTGGTGGATTTGCACCAAGAACACTTCCGCCGAGTTCAGAGATGAACACATAGTAATCTGGAGAATCAGACTTCACAACAATAGCGTATTCTGTTTCTGGTTCCAAATATACTGGATCATCAAACTTAAAGTTGGTAATTGTGCTGGTATTTGATGCATCTGGAATCAATGACGTTTTAACATCACGACATTCTACTGATTTAGCAGCAATCACATTTTGTGTTGGAATTCCATTCACCACAGTTACAAGTTCAACTGTAATAGGAAGTTGAAGATCTGCTAGAATTGGCTTACCAGCAAAGAACAAGTCGACAGATGACACATAAATGCCATAATTAAATTTAGGCGCGCCATTTACTTGCACATCAACTTCTGGCGTAAAGAATGTTTGAGCAAGAGGATCTCTTCTTCTTTGTGGAACAGGTGGTGGGACAAATACAGGTGGTGGAATAACTGGTGGCGCACCAACTGCATTATATGTCGCAGTTGCACGCATTGAGAAGAAGTTATTTTGAGCACCTTCCGTATCAGTGATTGTGAAGATACGCTCACCTGCTGGGAATCGAGCACTTTCAGTTTCTGGAATATTAAAGATACCAGTGATGCGACCAAATTCATCAACCACGTGAGTGCCAAATGTATACTTAGAATTTGAACTCAATGTAACTGTAGCATTGAGACGAAGTTCATTATGATTCGTACCATGAACTGCAAGAATTTCTCTTACAGTGTTTTGTCCAGTTCCAGAAGTGATGATAAGAGTGTTTCCAACAGAATTAATTGAGTTGGCTTGAACAAGAATTGATAGAGTGTTGGTGCCATTTGCTGCAGTATAAACACCAGAAGCATGATCAAGAGAAACAATCAATCCAGTATTTGACACATTCGCAGCACCACGAACTCTGTTGCCAGCTCTAAACGTGTTTCCGCGAATGAATGATGCAGCATTTGTAAGAACTGCACTGTTCAATTTTGAAATAACACTATTTGCCACAGCACCATATGCATTCATAGCACCATCAGAAGGAGAGATGGCAAGAACACCATTTGCACGATCATAGTATTGAACGCGACCACGGAAAGTTGTTACACCACTTGTTCCACTGGCTCTCTGAATAACAATATCATTTACAGCATAATCATTGTCATTTAGTGAGTTGGCACCATAAGCAGCGATATTCACAGTTAAAAAGTTTTGATTCAAATATAGAATATTATTCGAGCTTGCAAGAACACGAGCATATGCATTTGTTGTAATATCAACAATGCCCTCACCTTGAACGAAGATGCTTGCGTTATTTGCAGCATTTAATTCTAGTCTATTTGACTTCTGTACAAAATTATTGACAACTGCATCATCTAAGAAAAAGTTAGGAACTTTATCTGGTGTTAACGATGTGCCAACAAACACAACTTCGTTTGCGCGAATAAATCGAGTAACGATATTTGGATCGTTAGATTGCTCAACTGGCGAAAACGCATTTGGATCCAAACCATTGATTAGGTTTGGATTGAATATAAAATTAAATGGAAATTCGTCGAACATGTTTTAAACCTACTACGGTGCTAATTCTTCTACTCGTTCCTGCGCTCTATTTAACGCATTTGCCATACCGCCACCTCTGCGGAACCAATCCTCTTGAGTCAAGACAATTGGTGCAAATCCAAATGGATTACGTGGATTTGTGGTAATTGTATTTTGCGGACCGACAACTGGAACAGGCGCATCAATTGTTGGAACTGGCGATGTTGGAGATACAGGAATTGGTGCTTGATTCTCAGAGAACCAGCTGTCGCTTTGTGGCGAAAGAGTTAATTGCCCAATAAATGTTCCATACAAATATGGCTGAACAGTCACATTTGCAGTCGCTGTTGTTTGTTGAACAATAACTTCTTCTGTATAATCAAGCGAAACAGTTTTTGAATTTCTCTTAGTATTTGCACCAATTGTGCTAACTTCGAGAGGAATATGTTTCAAATTATTATAAGCAGAAAGTTTACCCTTTTCTAAAGAGCACTTGAAGTCTGCATTTAACGTATCAGCAACATTAAATCCTGTGAAATTATCTGCAACAATACCATACTTTTCCTTTTCTGTAGCATTATCTTCGTACAAAATTGGAGCATCAGTTGCTTTTTTCTCAGCGATACTCAATGAGGTGTAGTATTCAATATTGCGAATACGATTTTCTAGCGTTCCAATGTCACGCATTGTATAACGCTTATTGTCTACCTTTGTAAGTTTGATGCTGTTAACATTTGCAGTATATGCAGGAATGTCAACTCTAAACAATGTCATTCCATCTTCTGTATCCACAGGAGGAATTGGATACTTACCCGCAACACCAGTGAGAGTTTTAAATTCGCCTTCTGTTGTCAAAATAAGTTTATCAACACGTGGAACATAATATGAATATGTCAATTCCATTGGATCATCTGGCATTGGATTTTTCATACCAACAAAGGTATATGAAGCAACGCTCGAACTTGTTCCAATATCTCTCGTAGGGCGGAAGTCAATCGCATCACGAAGATTATATGTTGTTCCATCAGAAGTTATGAACGTTGGAATTGTTCCATTTGCATATTGAGCCGATGGGTAAGAATCTGCATCAAAGTATCCATTAATTGCTGATGAATGTTCATAATATTGCAACATCACAACAGTCTGTCCTCGTGGGGCAGAGGCACCTGGTTTCAATACAATCTTAGAATGATCATACATTCCAAGAGTTTGACCAGAATCTAGATAGAAACGACTCGTAATATCAATTGCATTTGTTGCTGTTGGTTCTTGAGTTCCGCTTCCAGAATCATAGATCTTTATGATCTTATAAACGTCTGGAATGAATAGTGAGTTATTGCCACCAGGAGTTTTATTAATAAAGCTGGTATTTGTAAACCAAACATGACCATTTGTCGTGTCAATTCTTACTGATGTGCAACCTGTAACTTGTGTAGCATTTAGATAACTATCGGTTGCTAAAAGCGTAGTGTTTGCAGCGTTTCCACGAATCGTTTTTGTTCTACGATTATTTGTGGCTGATTCTGAATCATTGACCTTCACTACAGCATAAATGTCTGCAGTAAATGTTCCCAATTCACCACTGAAAATTGTCAATTGTGTTGATGAATCTCTACGAACAGCAACTCCACGACCGCCACCACCTGGACCCACCGCAGCAGTTAAATTCAATATTTGACCAACTACAACGTTTGATGCAGTTCCAAGAGATTTGACCATTACAATAATGTTAGCATTTGCTGAGGTTGCAGATAAGAAACTTCCATCTGAACCATAACCATATGTCTCATTGCCAGCAAGAGTTAGTGCTAACTGACCATTTGAAGTGAATGACTTATCTTCAAACACCTTCATGCTATTAAAGTCAGCATTGGTGATTGATCCATAAGAAACATAATTATCTGGTAGCATGAACAACAATGAATCTCTATTTTCATCAGAGATGATTGTTGCATTTGTAATATCTTTACTGCTATTCGAGATATTCATCTTAACATTATAAGATGTCTTTGCAGCAGGTGCTTCAACCAATGAATCAATATCTTTTGTGCTATACAAGAGAGAAACTGTGTTACCGCTACCGATGAGTGCAGTAAAGTTTAAATCTGTAAATGCAGTCTTTGTAGCACCATCATATCTTACGATCTTACGAACATCGCCAGCAGATACGTTACTTGCACCACCACTCAACACTCTTACGCTTACATTAGCGTATGCATCATTTAGATCAGAGTATCCTGCAGGGAACACAATAGAGTTTGCATTTACAGCAGTTGCTGCTGCAGTTACGGTATTTGATACAAGATTAATATCAGTTAGATACACAAGATATTCTGTTGAACTGTCTCTTCTAAAGTTGCGAATTCTCGCATAACCCATATAAGTTGTATTATATGCATCAATAGTTGAAACTGATACGTTTACTTGAGGGACGCAGTGAAGATCAATCACATCGAGTTTAGCGATATTAAACAATCCTGAAGAAGATCCAGTGATCGTATTCGCATAAACATACTTGCCATACTCAACTGAAAGATCGTAATCTGTTGATGTATTTGTTGTTCTGGCTTTGTTTACTTCAATTTTTTGCGTTCCAGCAAACTCATATTCAAACCCTTTAACGTATGCCTTTCCTGGTTCAACATTAATAATAAATGTATCATTACATGCTGTGTTTGCGGAAAGAGAAACACCAAATGGGCGAACTGTATAGTCGCCAGATTCGTCATAAGTGCGGCGAGCAAGAGTATTTTCTAGTTCTGAGTAAATTGGATAACGAACTTGTTTTGTGATGAGTCCGTTTTCAACACGAACTAGTTCAAAAAACTTCTCATCGTCAACAGATGTGAGTTCTCGTTTTGCTAGATTTAATCTAAATTGATAACGCCATGCACCTGGAGCCTGATAGTTGAATGAATTTTGCGCAGGGTCTAAAAGATTTGTATCTTCAGACTCATCAATAATATTATCGTCGATCTCAAGACCAATTTTATATGTTGGTGTGTTACCATATGGATCTAAAACGATAGTTTGCGGACTAACTTTAACGAAATATCCATCAACATAAAAGATACCTTCGTCAATAGAGGCAACTGAGCCTTTACCAGAAGCACTATCAGCAGATAATTGAGCAAACGTTGTTCCTTGCGTGGTTGTTGCTTGAATGACGTCGCCATTCGCAAATTGATTTCCGCGAAGATAGCGAACCATCAATGTTGGCTGTGTTTGAGTTTCATCTACTGAAACAACTCTTGCTCGAATTTTCGAAGTGCCAGAACTATTTGAGATTACGGTATTTGCGAAATCTGCAGCTTCGACGTCAATTCCGTTATAGGTTGTTTGAAGTTTAAGATAGTTTGCGTTTGTATCAAGAGTAATTTGCCCACCGTAAACTGGAGAACCGTCTTTAAAGATATGGTCACCAAAACTCTTAATTTGATTTTGAACGATGGACTGAATTTGAGTAAGTTCACGTGCCTGAACTGCATATCCAGGACGGAATAATACTCTCATATAATTCTGATCTTTGGCTCCGTTGGAAGCCTCAAAATCGTCATAAAACGGTTCTACATTAAAATCCATCTGTTACACCTTAAAATCTGAGCGTAAGTTTAACTTGTTGAGTTTCAACAGTTGATCGAGAAATATTTGCGCTGTTTTCAATATATAGTAGATCCCCTGAGAACTTCTTTATTTCTGGAGCAGTTTGACTTAAAACGCTAGTAATTGCTCCAGAAGTATTCCCCACAATCGTTGCTGGAGTTGTGAGGGATCCAGTTGTATTGTTTACATATAATACAAGATTTGCGCTATCATAGTTTTCAACCACTGCAGTAAATGTCGCGGTTGCAAGAGAAGTTCCAACATAGATTGTTTCTTTCAAACTAAATGCTGGAGTGACTGCAGCTGAAATGCCGAGAGCTGTTGTCGTTCTGTATACGTTATTTGACGCAAAAGCAGAGTTGGCTAATAGAGGATCTTTTAGAATGCCAATCTGTCTAAATGTGTTTAATCCATTAATTGGAAGTTTTCCACCCTCATCACCCTCAATTTGAACGCAAAGCATCAAATTAGATGCACCCAATTCTTGCGCTACATCTGAGCCATGTCCTCCTGGAGGACCTATAACTGCGGTTAATGTGCCATTTGCAGTTCCAGGAACTTTGATAGGGTCGGTCAAACTGAGCGTGGCTCTGGTATAATTGTTACCTGCAGAAATAATATTATATCCGCTCAAATTACCACCAAGAAGGGCAGTAGTTGTAACCTTCACAGTCACATTTGCATTAGATCCATCACCACTAATAGAAACGATGCTATAACTATTTGAATTTGCATTCGCATAAAAACCAGCACCATTTGCAGTAATCTTAATGATGTCAAGACGACCATCAACAGCATTATTTGTGACAATAGCCTCTGTCACAACAGGCATATATTGATTTGTGAAAAACTTTTCTTTAAGTCCAGGTGGAATTGTATACAAATACTTCCATTTGTATCCATCTGATGTTTCAACAAATGCATTTTCTGGAAGTTGGCCATCTAAATTAATTTCTGGCATCACAGTAGATGATCCACTGTTGTTATTGAACAAACATTTAAAGATTTGATCTCGCGTATTTCTCACATAAAATTTGTTATCATACGCAACATTTGCAGTATTGGCTTTTGCAAACATTTGAGTATCTTGATTATATTCAATATACGTTGTTCCTGTTTCCCAATCAACACGTGGAACAACTAAATTCATGTCAGCAGCAGTGATTTTCTTCATACCGATCATGGTGTCCCAGAATCGATAGAAACTGTTTGAAGTGTCTACAGGAGCAGCAGCAACATCACCACCCGACCAGTCGCTTTGACGACCAATCGCGACGTAGCAATTTGCAAATGCCCCAGTTGTTAAACGCTCGAAGTTCTGGGCGTTTAAAACACCGAAATTTTTAGTTAAGATTGCATAACTCGCCATTTTATATTATCTCTCCGTTAAGAGAATTCGTCAGTCGTACTGACTATTTTGTAACTTACTGCGTTTAACTTCGGATAAACGAAGTAAACAAGATTTGTATTGGTCGTTGTAATACCCACATTGCTGTTGAGAGTAATTACATTGCCAGAAATACTATTAATCGTTTTAACCAAGATAGAATTATTTACGTTTATTCTAAGTTCGTCGTCTACTGTGATGAATTGTACAATAGAGTTTGAATTGCCGCTAATTGTAAGTGTATTGAGGTTTGCTGTAACTTTACCGCGACCTTCACCAACAATAACGCAAGGGCTCTCTATATTTAGTTGAGTGTTGCTGGTAAACGAAGTGATCACCTTTGCAAAAGAGCGATACACATTACCAGAATTAATTATGATAATATCACCAATATTTGCAAGCAAATCAAAGTCACTGCCTGTGTTTCCAGAAACAATAGCTGCATTAAATCCAACGTTACAGTTCGTGATTAAACTATTACTATTTGTATAGAGTGTATGAACATTTATATTAGAAAGCTGCGAGACCTGCAAATCTGTTTTGATCATATGCGCAGCAAGTAGTGATGCGCCTGCAGGATGTAAACTCTCAAGAACAGTTTTACTATACTCAGTGTAAGAGCGATCAGAGATTAATTCATAAGAATAATTGTGATATCTCTTAGCGTCTTGTAATCTCTTATCAGAACTTAATTGTCCATCGGTGTTTAGATAATATCCGTTATAGCGAATAAGACCATTTAAAAATTCTGCTGTTGCTCTGGCTCTGCCGTCACCATATTTGTATGGATACGTTTTACCTCCAATCGTTGAAGTTTGAATGAAGGTGTTTGTTTGTGCTGCTGTCTCAGTCTTATAAACAACAAGATTTTGTGCTACGTTTATAGAACCAGAATAATTGAAAACTCTGATAATATTATTAGATGGATAATATTCATCAACGATGGCTCTAAATGTAGTTGTATTTACATTTACACCTTGATATACAATATCATTCTCGAGAATTACTTCAGATCCACCAAGAGGAGAAATTAAAATGTCATATACTTTTAGTGATACATTTGGTGCTGAAACATAATCTGATCCACGATTTGAGAGAATAATGTCTCTGACTTGACCAATGTCTCCAGTTACAACATCAAATTCCTCACCATTTCCAAGAACATAAACTTTAAATAATGCCCCACTACCAGTTGATGTATTTACGATTACTGTTGGCGGTTCAACATATCCCTCACCACGATTTGATACTGAAACTGCAGTAAATGAACCACCTGTTATCGTTGGGCTGAGGACAGCACCATAACCTGTTCCAGCTAGTGAAAGAGTATCGCCACTATCATATCCACTTCCACCATTTAATACTTCAACGTGAGCAATATAGCCCATAGATTTAGTTGATGGGCGGGAATCAAGATAAAGATTTTTAGTGAGAATATTGGTTAAATTTATATTTACTTCGAACGATCTATCTAAAAATGCAGTTTTAGTTGCACCATCATAATCTATGATTGTTCTATATTGTTTTTCAAGTAAAATTCTCCATCCATTGTAATAATCATTCACACTAGAAAACCCACCACCAACAAATTTAATGGAAGAATTTGATGCATTGTATGTACTAAATGAGCCTGGACTTAACAATAGGTTGCCATTTGTTTCTGAATAATCACTCTCGAATAGAGAAACAACATCTAAAGTTGGCTCTTCACTGAAGAAAGATCCGCCATTTACAACACTCATTGTAAGTATTGGATAAACGTTTATTTTTTCAAATGTTAATGCATCAATAATGGTTGTATTAATGTCTGCTGAAGCAACATTATCAAAATCATAGTCTGCAGCATTTAATAAAGTATCTTTTTTGTATAAAATTGCATCAATGTTATAAGGAATTTCAATATTGTTTGCTGTGTCTACCGAAGCAACAATTACGTTTGCACCAACGCCATTTGCTGTTACAATATCAACTAAAGAATTTGGAAATGTTCTAAATCCATATCCGCGATTTAATACGGTGACAGAATCAATTGAACCTGTGGTTACATTCCCAACAGTTGCAACAGCCTTTACTTTTGTAGTTGATGTGGTATCCAAACCACCATTAATCACAACTGGGTCACCTGTTAGATATCTTGTGCCGCGACGATTTTGAGTAATTTGAATATTTGAAAGTGCACCAATAATCTTTTCTGAGAATGTTTGAGTCGCGCCATTAATGTCAAGATACTCTATTTCTAGATCTTCACCATTTTGAAATGCACGATTTACATTTGAAACATAAATTTCAACAATTTCATTGTTGGTGCTTTTATCAATTGTTCTTATTGCGCTTTCAACAATACAGCTCGCTCTGGAAATGCTGCCATATGCTTTTCGCTTTTCAATTAAATTTAAATCAAGAGAAAGATTTGCACCAGTAAGCGTTAAACGAAATGCTTGAGGTAGAATCCATTTACCATCAGATGCTTTTAAAATTTGTAATTTTGGGAAAAATACTTCTAATTCTGCACCATATAAAGCACTGAAAAGAAATTTAAATGAGTCAGGAGTACCTTTCTTTGCATAAAAATCGCGCGCAGCCTTAATAATTCTTTCTGTTGACAACTCTGTAGAATCAGGAAAAGAAGGTATGATTTTATTTTTAAAATATTGTAAAAATGCTTCTCTGGCTTTATCTACATCATAGTTATCAGAGAATCTCTTTAATTCGTAAACAGGAGAATTTGGCGTTTCAAGATATTCGTAATACTTTTGCAAAAATTCTACGAACAATGGATGATCCCGACGAATAAAGTCAGGAAGTTGCCATTCTACGAGTGTTGAAAGTCTATTCTGTGATGACATATTAGATTGTTACAGGTATAGCGTCGACAGTGATTGCAGCTGCATCTTCTTGATCAACTGTTATAATTGAACTTCTTGTTGAACTGAACAAATTATTCTCAGGCATTGCATAGAACTTAAGAACTTTTAAAGTATTTCTAATATCAAGTGGTGAGAAGTTTTGAAGTGTGATTGTTCCAGCAGCATAATCTACTGTTGCAGCATCTTCAGAAAGAATGGTTTTAATTTGATTGTCATCGAAATAGTATGTTCGAAGTTTACCGACGCTATTCTGAATAACTGCTTCAAGTAAAACGCTTGTCAATTCGTTTCCATCAGAGTCATATGCTTTCACAACTGCTGTTGTATATTCTGAGCCAGCATTTGTAATATTTACAGAGGTGATTTTGCCGTTTGTAATTACTGCTGTTGCGGCTGCTCCATAGCCATCGCCTGTGATTCTTATCTCTGGAGCAACAGTAAATCCTGAACCACCTGCTTTAATGGTTATTGATGAGATGCCTGTTGTTGACTGGGGCACTTCTTCGAAGAATACCTGACGAACAACATCTTCGCTGTCATATGCAGTAAATGCTGGAGTTGAGCGAATTCTATTTCCGCTAGTTGATTTCTTTAGTGGCGTATAATATTTCAAAGTATAGTTTCTTGGTGTTGCGCCAAGAATTGGTTCAAGTCTTTTCTCAATTGTAACGTCAATTTCGTTACTTAAAATTGCAGTTTCGATATTATCAATTTCTCTTGTCAAACGAGAAACTTTGAAGTATGAATTGAAATTGTCAAGGTTTGTATTTGCAAAGTTGTACACAGCTGATTTTACAGAGCTTACAATCTGACCTGGAGTTTTCGTTGTTGCAGTTGGATCGTAAGTAACTTTAACACTTAGATTCAAATAATTATAATCTGGGTCAACAAATTCTGGTGTTACAGTTACCATGCTTAACGGGGCAACAACCTCATTTAAAATATATTGTTTTTCTGTTGTTGTTAATTCGTAGCCAGAAGCAGGTTTTGCAGAAATAAAGACTTTGCCGTAAACTGGTGGATCATTTTCTTCACCACCCCAAACGTTGACTGCTTCAAGAGAAGGATAGTCGCGTTGAATTAGAGAAATATAATCTGTTTTTGTGACTGCTCTATTTCTTGCAGCAAATGCTTTTGGCGCAGTAAATTTAATTTTATTAATAGATTCTGCAGATGTGCCACCTTGAGCAGCATCGTTGACCACAACTGTTCCGCTTGTTAATGTTCCAACTGAATCAATTAGTGTGAATTGATTTGTCTTATTCGAATCAGCACCCTTACTTCTCAAATAACTCAAAATCACAATGTTGCTATCTGAAAGTTGTTTACCTAAAATACCATCACCGAAGTATACTTGATATTTTCCATCATTAATTTCATCAAGATAATAAACTGCGCTATTTGCTGAAACTTCAGTTGCATCTAGAGCAAGCGTATATGTTTTTTGAGTTAAGTCGGCAGCAGAGTTTTGAACAATAACTTCTAGTGTTGACGTATCAACATCTGGATCAGGAATTGTAAATTGTTGTAGTGGGTTATTTTGCGCACTATAAGTGAAGACAATGTTTATTGGTTTGCCTTCAGTAATCTCGAGATTGGAGAATGTAAATGCTGAATTGGCTTTTGTTACAGTTTTTTCTTCAAGAGTCGTGAATGTATAGTTGACTCCGTTTAAAGAAATTCCAGCAAATTTTGTAAATCTTGGAATCGTGAGAGATGTTAAATTTGCCACAGCCGCATTATTTGCTTGTGTGAAGGTTAGATTCACATTTGCACGTGCACTTGTTACAGAAGTTGGAGTATATCCAAGCATCTTGGCGTGAGAAACTACTGCATCACGAAGTGAGGCTGTATCCAAGAAGGCTTCGTTTGCAATCATGTTTGCATAGAAAGCCATATAGTGAGTGTTATACGCTAACAGATCGATCAAATTAGAAAGACCAGAACCTTCGAAATCATAATCCGAAAAAGTGGTTTGAGCTCGCAAAAAATCTTTTAAGTTGCTTCGAATCGCATTAAAGTCTGGATTTGAAACAATCAATTTACTTTCTAAGTTTGCTGACATTATCTCAACCTATTTAAAAATAATACTGTTCTGAGTGGTTCAGTAGAATTAACCGTAAAAAATGTTAAAGTAACTTGATATGCATTTCTATCATAATCAGCCACTACTTGTATATCTCTCACAGAAACTCTTGGTTCATAGTTATCAATAAGAATTTTCAATTCTTTTTGTAGAACAGTTCCTGTTAACGGATCTAATGGTTCGAACAGTAAACCGCGAATATTGCTTCCCAATTTTGGATTAAATGGTCTTTCGTAGAAATTAGTATTAATTAAATTCTTTAAAGAAGCGATAATCGCATTATACCCAGTTTTACGAGCAACATCTTTTGTAATCGGATGTTTCGTAAAATTTAAATCTAGATCAGAAAATGCTCTTTCTTCTGCTGCCATTTTTTACTCTAAAATTTGTTTTTATATTTATATTAGACTTTTACAGGTCTAAAGATTCCGAGCAAAGTTCCATCTCCTGGAGACGAATAACCATTTTGCCAAGAGATACTTACATCACCCTGCGAAGGATTATTCTTAGAGCCACCAACGCTGCTGCGACTCTTTTGATTTCCACCCACAAACGAAAGGGCACCATTATTGTTTTTATAGACAAAGCTGACGTGACTATATTTCCAAAGAGCGATATCTCCAGGTCTTGCCTCGCTTGGATTTATGACCTGAGTTGCGCCGAAATCTGACAAACGATCTCGAATGTCAAACGCTCTTGCAGTTTGGACGAAACGGTATCCATTTTGTTTGAGACCATAGTTGATGAAGCCCATACACCATGCGGTTTGGTCGGTGTTCCATGGAGCTCTGTTTCCAAATCCTAGATCTTTCCAGATGTTTATAATGTTTGGATTTGAATCTCCTCCACTCATTCCAGTTTCTAACCAGAAGCCGCCTGAACTGGTCTTTGATAATTGTTCTTCTAGCCAAGCAGCCAAATCTGAAGCATCATCGATGTTTGGATTATTTGGATTAATTAACGAATCACCAAATCCGCTTGTATCTGGTGTTCCTTGATAATTCGACTTCACATCACCACGATCTGCGTCTTCATTATAGAAGGAGTTTGGATTCTTAACGTATTCTAGAATCTGTTGTTCAATATCTGCAGCTCGATCTGGAGGAAGTCGAACGCTTGGGCTCTTCTCAAAGAACACAGGAGGATCGTTATATTCGAGCAATTCAAGTGGATCGCCTAATCCTGTTGGTGAGGCAGGAATTACTTCCCCAGCTGGAATTCCTGGGATTGGAACACCAATTATAGGAGATGGTGGGAATGTTGTGAACGTTTGTAATGGAGCAACGAGACTTGCACCAACACCAACAACTGTACCCTGCAAATTCACAAGACCAGCAGAGGTGAGAGAGATAACCGCTCCATTCAATCCGACTGTGGCTGCTGTCATTGCCGCAGTACCAGCAGCAAGAACATTAAATTGCGCCCCTGCTTGAATGCTAACTGCACCGCCAGCTTGAGCAGCGATAAATCCACCAGCAGTCAATGAAATGTCAATACCTGCAGTTATCGTAGTTCCAACTGTAGAAAGAACTGAAACTTCTCCACCCTGAAGTCCAACTGAACCTTCTCCAACTATGAACACACCGCCGTCGTCGTCATCTCCATTGCCAGTAATAAACACGCCAGTATTTGCAAGTTGATTGATATAACTGTTGGCTTCAAGATTAATATTCTCAGCCTTCACATTAAAGTCACCGCCGACAGTATAGTTCACACTTCCAGCAACATTAGCATTGATGTCATTGTGGGCTTCAAGATTAACATGTCCATAGACCTTCATGTTTACATTTGATTCAACGGTAAGATTTACACGCCCCTTAATGTAAACATGATGATCAGAGAAAACAATTTTATAATTGTTTTTTACAATCTTTTCGACTTTAGTTCCAGAAGGATAAATTTCTTGGAATGTTCCAGATCTGTGTGCAATATGAACACGCTCTGATCCTGGAGTATCATCAAACTCCATAATGTGACCAGATTCTGTTTCCCAAACTTTATTGAATGGATACTCTGCATCATATGCAGGATCTGGTTCTTTCCATTGGTTTTCTTCTGAAATTGGAACAGTGACAACTGATGCTTTCTTGGCAGAAAGAATTGTTTCGTCTACCTGCTCGTTTCTTGCGAGTGGGCTATTTGTTGGAAAACCAATTTGAAATGCAGATGGATTTCTTAATGCCGACAATTCTTCTTCATCAGTATATTCTTCAAGAGTTGCGCCAGTACCATCTGTAGCATACTCAACTGATCTTGTTCTTTTTGGTGAATTTGCAATTTCTTCTGGGGTTCTAAGATCAGCAAATCCAGAATTTGGATCAGTCATTGACTCAGGAATTCCAGGAACAATACCCATCATTACTGGTTGTTGCGCATATGATCCATCAATAAAGAATCCAAAAACATAATCACCTTCTTTTGGTGTTGAGAAGGTTTGATTGTTTAGTGAATGGACTGGCAAAGCCCAAGGAAGGTCTGCTGATGGAATATCAGTTAAATTTGGAGAATGTATTCCATAAATGCGAACTTGACATCTTCCAAGCAATAATGGATCGTTTCGGTTTTCAACCACACCGAACCACCACTGAAATCCATCTAATCCGATAAAGTCTTTTCGAAATTTACTCATGATAATCTAGCAGATGTTAAGAGTTGAGAATCATCAGCAACAGCAGAAGGGAATGGCTGTAGAACTGAATCTTTGCATAATTCAAGATAGCAGATGTATTTATTGTTAAGAATTCGATGGCGAACGGCAGTAAGAAGATAGCGACCTGCCTTGTATGGATCTACTTGAGTTTCTTCTGCTTCATTAATTGGTTGCAGATATGGAAAGTCAACGCTGATCACTTGACCTGCTTCGTAACTTGTATCGCCAGCCATTGTAACTTGCATTGTATAGTTATTTAAAAGAGAAAATTGATGCGCTCTTTGCAACATAATCTTGTCAATTAATCCACCTTTTACGTTAGTGAAGAATCTTTGATATGCTGAAGCATCAATTATTCTATCATTAAATCTATTTTTCGCGTCATTCATTGGTAAAAATGCATTCAACGTTGTGACAGGTGTTGAAGATGCTGGATCTGAGAATGCTGTTTGCACATCTTGCTTGATTAGATCCATTTTTAACATTGATGATGCATAACCACCAGTTGACATTGTTTGCAACACATTGAATAACTGAGAAATATTAAAATCGCTGATGTAGTCTATTCCTGCTAAAGAATCAGTTTCATTACTTACATTTTGGGGACGAAGATAAATGGTTCGAGCATCATCAGCCTGTATCAAAGACTCCAAACTTACAAATTTATAACCAGAAACGGTCTCGAAAAATACAAACGCTGAGGTTAAATTGTTGTTGAGTGAAAATGCTGTGAGCATATTCAATGCTTCAAATGGTTTTAAATTTGGAATAATAAACTCATCATGAGGAAGAACAGTTGGTTCTAAAGTCACTCTTTCTGGAGAAACTCCAAGATAATTAACTAAAATATCTGCAGCAATTTGAAAATTATAAAACCCTTTGTATGACTTTGAAATTCTAATTTGATGATCAAGTAAAAACTCTTCTGAGCAAAAGTCAATTCTATAGGTCAATGTTGTTGTATTATTCTTTAGAGTTACATCAGAAATTTTATAGATTCGAAACACCTTTTCGTATGGCGCCAAACCTTCTGCTTTCATAAAATTGATATAAAGAAACTCAGTGCCTGATAAACACAATTTAGACAATTGATTAGATGCATCTTTAATTAGTAAGTGTCCAGAAACAACGCTGTTATAAATGCTTTCGTAGATACTAAAATCCTCTACAGTAAACTTAAAGTCTTTTAGATCAACAGTTCCAATTGATGGACTTACGATTGATATCGAAGTAATATCAAATATTGTTGTTTCAATATTAGTCGCCATATTATGATCTCATCAATCTGCGCAACTCGTTCTCTATTGATGGAACAAATGTTGGTTTAATAATAATGATGCTTCGTTTTTCTTCATTTAGATTTAATTCATAATCATAATAAGTTACAGGAGCAATAGTAGTGTCGACTGTTAAAGTTGATCCATCAACTAGATTATAGGTATTTGAATACGATATGTTCACATTTTTATCAATTACAGAATCAGTTTCCCAATTATAATCTTTTGCAGTTACTTGATATTTGGTTGTTGTCTTTTTACCATCGTAATTATTTGATGCAACTTCTGTCAATAAAGAATAATAAGTTGTATTTGAAGCCCAATTATATCCATCATTATTATAAGTCATTCCTACAACTTTATGAGTCACATTTGAAGTTGCGCCAGTTACATTTGCGTTATTTGCGAAAACTTGGTCTGCAAATTTAATTTGTAGTGTTTTATTTCCGCTGCTATAAGCAACAACTGTTCCAACGCAATCTGCCTTATCTAAAGAACTTCCCTGATATACTGTTTCGCCGACCGTGTAACTTGAGGTATATGATTCAGATGGATCCAGATTAAATGTTATTGAACTATATTTTTTATTAATATAATCTTCTAATTGATTTGTGCTTAAGACCCAATCATATTGAGGATCTAAAATATTATTCGACAGTAAAATGATCCAATGCTTTTTTGGATCTTTATACATTTTATATGCAATATCTTCTGGTCGCTCTCCGTCTTTTACAGAATAATTGTAAAAGATGCTCGTATTGTTAATACTCTCAGAAAGAAAATTAACCTTTGCAATTATATTTGTGACTGCTTTCGGATTTGCAACACCCAAAGATGTTGAATATAACATTTTGGGAAAATTGGAAAAATATGACATTAGTATCCAGCCTGAATATCTTCTTTGGTGAGGATGATTGTTTCAGTAAACGTCAATTGGACTTGGGTTTCAACTGGCTGAAAATCTTCATACGCAGAAAATTGACCGCTTGGAGCATAATTGACGTCAATATTTGTAAGCACGCACTGAGCGATTCTTGGCATTTTTGTATTCGGTATCGCTGCGCCATTCGTCATTACTAAAAATTCAATCTCAAATTGAGATGGTGGAATAAAGTATCTTGAATTGTCTGTTGCACCTACGCCAACACCAAAAAAAGTTCCTGCCAATCCATCTTCACCTGATCTTTGATAATTTGGAGCGGCATGATAGCGAAGCGTGCGAATTATGCCTTCAATTGTTTCCGCTTCATTCGCATTTCTTGGAACAAATTTGAAGGTAAAGACAAACTCTCTATTCTTACTTCCCTTAAACAATACTTGAAGTTGAGGATTTAATGCATATCCAGAGTTATAAAGAGCCAAGTCAGTAATGTTTTGCCCCAACAATTGCACACCAGCAATTCGAGCATTCTCACCCAAACGAGCTCCAATTTCTGTAACAGAACCTGTCCCTAAAACTCCCAAATTACCAAGAGCATCTGTGACAGAAACAGCATCGTAATCATGACGATCAACGAAATTGAGACCATCTGGCATATAAAGATTAATATATGAGAGTGGATCAGTAACTACGTTTTGACTTCCAGAAAATCCAGAATCAAATGCATTTGCGACCGCAAATGCACCTGTAAGTTGCGCTGCAGAGACAGCAGCATCCCCCACAGCGTTTAAAGCACCAGAAGCTCGAGAACCTTTTGAGGCAAATTCTTCAACAACTCTTCCAACTACTGCACCTGCAGCTCCTGCAAGTACTGCAGTGACTGTTGTAGGATTTACAATATCTGTTCTAAGCCTCCCTTCTTGGGATGCTTTTCTAGAAAAATCTAGTGTATTCGGAGTTATAATTGGTACAGCATTCACATCTCGTATTTGACGAAAAATCAACAATCTCATCACATACTTAAATTGATTGTTGTTACCTAAATCTTGAGGATATGTCAGAACTTCTGCGCCTTCTTCAAACGTTTCCAATGCCTTTAATGGACCATCGAATTGTTTTGGTCGCTCAGCTAAAACTAACTCTCGTTCTTTTTTTGCTGGTCCTGTACTGCTTCGAGTGAGTGGTCCTGCCATTAAAATGTCCTATAAATAGTTGATGGCTTACAGTGGAAAATTTAGTCCGAAAAATACCAATAAATATTTAGGTGATCCTACGAACATCTGGTACAGAAGTCTCTGGGAACGCCGAGTCATGGTGCATTTGGACACAAATCCAAGTGTGATCGAATGGTCAAATGAAGAAATCGTTATTCCGTATTTATCGCCTGTTGATAATCGCTGGCATAGATACTTTCCAGACTTCTTTGTTAAGATAAAAAATCGAACTGGAGTTGTGGAGTCAATGATTTTAGAAGTAAAACCTAAAAGTCAGACTAAACCACCAGTAAAGAAATCTAAGATCACACGAAGATATATCACCGAAGTTATGACTTGGGGTGTAAACGAAGCAAAATGGAAGGCTGCATCAGAGTATTGTAAAGATCGTAACTGGACCTTTAAATTAATCACGGAACAAGAAATAGGTATCTGATGCCATCACTACTTGATAAATTAAAATCTGAAATGACCGCAGCGGGATTCCCGCCTCGATCTCAAAATGCTCGAGCATGGTTGTTCGGTAAGATATCTCAACTTAAAATTCCATCAAATCGTTCGAACATTCTAAACGATGCAAACAGAATTTCCCCTCGTGCATTCGTGGGAAGAATGTATTTCTTCCATTACGATCCGAAATATAAAGATAAACTTCCAGTTTGGGATAAATTCCCACTCGTTCTTCCGATGGAAATGTATTCAGATGGATTCCTCGGATTGAATCTACACTTTATTGATCCATACACTCGTCTGCTATTATTAGATCGTCTGCAGGATTTTATAAACAACGATAAATACGACGATACTACAAGATTTAGATTATCTTATGATTTATTGTCTAAATCAAGAAGATTTAATATGATTGAGCCATGCGTGAAGCGATATCTTTATTCTCATATTCGTTCGTCATTAATTTATATTGAGCCTAGTCAGTGGGAAACTGCAATATTTTTGCCAACCGAAAAGATGGTGTATAAAACGTAATGGAAGATCCAGTAAGACCAATTTCTCAATCAGCCATCAATTCAACAAATGGCACAACGGTTGGTAGCGTAGAACAACAAAGCGATTCTGCTGCATTAGCCGCTGATGTTGTTCAAGATGTTCCAGTAACATCTGATGGATTAGAAGAATTTACTACTCAAGGCAGAAACGAAAATTTCTCTAGTATCTCAGGTTTTCTGGCTAGAAATCGTGTTACTGGATTTTCTCGAAGCAATAGATTTATCGTTGACTTTCAACTACAAAAACTATTCTCAGAATTAAATCAACAAGATTTCTCAAATCTTCTCAGTTTTAAATGCGAGCAGGCAGAGTTTCCAGGAAGAGAGTTGATCACTTCAGACGCCAGAATTTACGGACCAAGTTATAAAAGTCCATATATGAGTGCTTATGGAGATGTGACGTTAACATTATTGTGCGATAACAATCTAATTCAAAAACAAATCTTTGAAACTTGGATGAGTATTATCAATACTCCATACTCTTTTGACTTTAAGTATAGAGAAGATTATGTTTGTACAGTTCAGATTACTCAGTATAACGAATTGAATCAAGCAATGTTCATGTGCCATCTCTTAGAAGCATATCCTGTTTCAGTTGCTCCGCTTCAAACTAACTGGGGTGATGATGCAGTAAACAGATTGCAGGTGACATTAACCTATCGTTATTGGAAATCTGAAATTCTTAAAACAAATGATGAGGCTGAATATCTAGATCTGCAGCAACAGCATACGATCAATCTTCAGCAGCCAAGATTTAATTTGATTAGCACTGGCGATCTCTTTTCTGTAGAAAATAGAGAACATCAAAGAAAGATCACTAGAGCAAACGAAGAAAGTAGAAATAATTTTAGAGCGATTGTAGACGAAATAATGATTGCAAATGAAGGTATATAATTGAGGAATAGTTATGGCTTTACCAAAAATTGATTTGCCAATTTATAGTGTGCACCTTAAATCAGAAAACAAAGATGTACGCTTCAGACCTTTTGTTGTAAAAGAAGAAAAACTTCTTATTATGGCATTAGAATCTAACGAACATAAGATGATTATTGATACGATTAAACAAGTCATCAATAATTGTTTAGTGGAAGAAATTGATCTTGATAGATTGCCAATGTTCGAAGTTGAGAATATTTTTTTAAATCTTCGAGCAAGATCAATGGGTGAAAAGGTAGAAATCACCTATGTCTGTCAAAACGTTGTTGATGAAAGAAAGTGTGGTGCTGAAATGGATTTGGAGGTGGACCTTCTTCAAGTTACAACGAAGATGGGAAATGTGAATCCAGTAGTGCAGTTGACTGACAATATTGGCATTAAGATGAAATATCCTACTTTCGAAACTGCTAAGAAGATTCAGTTAGAAAGAGATTTAGATTTGGTAATTAAGATCATTCGTGAGTGCACGGAATTTATTTTTGATAAAGAGCAAACTTATCCTGTGAGTGATGTTGATGAAAAAGAATTTGACGATTTCATTAACAGTTTGAGTCAAGAACAATTTGGAAGAATTAAGAACTTTTTTGATAACATTCCAAAATTGAGTTATACAGGAAAGGTTGAATGTCCAAGATGTAAGAAAGAACATGATGTTGTTCTGGAGGGTATTCTAGATTTTTTCGAATAATGCTTCGTGAAGAGAGTTTGAGGAGTTACTTCCTCAACAACTTCTCGTTGATGCAGTATCATAATTATTCTTTACATGAATTAGAATCGATGCTGCCATGGGAAAGAAAGACTTATATTTCTCTAGTCGCGAAGCACGTTGAAGAAGAAAACGAAAGAATACGACAGCAAAAAGAAAAATCTTCCTCTGATAGAGCAATAAAGAAACGTATGAGATAAAATGGCAAAGAAAACAGATCCAGAAATTGAAGAACTAAAAGAAACAGTTGATCAACTTAAAAAGAAGGTCAAGACTGTAGAATCAGACATCTACAGTCCAGAGGCACAGAAGTCATTTAGTGAATACACTGGATCTCGAGAAGAATTTCGCAGAGAAAAGAAACTCCGTGAAATTGCTTCAGGTAAAAAAGATACTGCAACATCTCAAACTCTACGTTTTGTTGCCGCAGCAGTTTTTGGGAATAAAGATCTAACTGCAATTGTTAGAGAAAGATTTCAAACAAGATATACAAAAGAAGAAATCGAACAAGCAAAGAAAACTCTTGAAGAGGAGTTTGGTGTAAAGAAACAAAAAGAGAAAAAGACTCTCTCACCGCAAAGATTAAAGAAAGAACTTAATGATGCACTTGAGCCAATTAAATCCTCAATCATGGGTTTATCAGTTGCTGTTGATAAGGTAAGTCAAGAAGTCTCATCAACAAATCGTCGTGTTAAATCTATTGCTGATAATTTAGTCGGAACAATAAATGATGCATTGACAGCACTAGCAAAAGGTAGAGGATCCCTTGAAAAGATTCCAGAACAAATGAAGCCTTTGTCTGTTGCTGATGAAGAAGGGAAGGAATATCTCTATTATCCAGATGCTCCTACAGGCAGACAATTATATGAGAAAAGTAAGACAGGCACTGCTGGTAAAATTGCAAGTAAAAAGATTCAAAGAAAATTAGACGCAGAAATCAAACGTCTATCTCGCGAGACTAACTTAAAGCCAGTTCGCTTCACTGGAGGAGATCCAGAAGTTGATTCAATTGTAGAACAAATTAAAGTTTTACTTGAAGAAGAAAGTATGTTTCGTAAAAAAGATATGGAATTGCTCGTCAAGGATTTAAAAGAATCGCTCATTAAAAAACAACCAAACAGCGTCTTCGATTTAGAGGCTGATGAGCAGCAAGCCATTCTCCAAAGAGCCATGGAAAAAGCACTTGATGCAACTTTATATGATGCTTTGAAGAGAGTGTTTAGAGATAATCCTGATTTATTGTCAAATAATGGATTTGATTTCCCAACTTTTCTTCCAGGAAGAAACAACAGAGTCCCAACTCCAACTCCTCCAGTACCAACACCACCTACACCAGATGGTGGAAAAAAGAAAATCCCAGAAAAGATAAAAGATGTTTTTCAAAAAATTCCTTTACCGCTTCGTGGAAGATTATTGGGTGCTGCAGGTTTATTAGGATTAGCAACAATTCCAACTATGGGTATATTTGACTCTCTTGATTTTAGTTTAAAAGAATCTGGAAATAAAGCCATTCAGAATATATCAAAGGGGTCTGTTCAAGACATCGCAACAGCAATTCAAGTTCCAAAGTATGGTGCATATACTCTTCAAGAATTAGAGAGAATGGCTGTTGATGATCCTTCTCTTAAGATAAAACTTGATAAAGCAAAAGAGATTGCTGGACTGAAACCAATCTCAAAAACGGATTTAAATCTTTCTCCACCAAAGCCAGCAGAAGGTCAGCAAATTGTTGACATGAATCAAAAGAGAATTGAAATTCAATCGGCTGATAGAGTTGAGATTCCTTCTCAGACAGTAAATCAAATCAACAATACGCAAGTCATTCCTGTGCCTTCTACTAAAAAGAATATTGAAGTGCATAATCAAGAGAACACATTCAATCGTTTATTGGCTCAAGAGTTCGATCATCCAGCAACATATGCTAATATGAATATGGGATAAAAAAAGGGGGACCGAAGTCCCCCTGAAAACATCTACGGTTTTCTAATTGAAATTACTCTGCTGCTAACTTCTCGAAAAACGCCATATCGTCGTCATCGACGCTGACATTTTCAGCAGTTACTTTCTTGGCTGGAGCAGAGCGAATGACAGGAGCGGCTGCTTCCTCATCATCAACTCGCTTGGCAGTTGCACCAGCAACACCACCAGCACCAAGAACCTTATCCAACTTCGCCTTGAGTTCATCATAGGACTTGAAGTTTTCAGGCTTCAAGAAATCCTTGAGTGA